GGAAAATCCACTTCAATAAAGACACTAAATCCAAATGAAAGCGTTGTTGTTAACGTATTGAAAAAGAGATTGCCATTCAAGGGAAGCTCTTCAATATTTAACGAGGAGAAAGAGAATCTTATAGGTATTGATACCTATGACGCTCTTATATCATTTATACAACACGTTGATGCAAACATGCCAAACATCAAAACACTTGTTGTTGATGATTCTATTTACGTCATGAGAAAAGAGTTCTTCAAGAGGGCAAAGGAAGTAGGGTATACAAAGTTTACAGAGCTTGCGCAGCATTTTCAACAGATAATCCAGACATGTGAAAACGCTAGAGATAATCTTAATGTGTTCTTGATTCTTCATAGCGAGGATGTTGTTAGCGATAAAACTCTTACTGGATATAAGGTTGCAACCGTTGGAACAATGATAGACAATCAATATAATCCTGTAGAGGTTGTACCAATCGTGCTCTATGCTGAGATAAGGTACGATAATAATGGCAAACCATCTTACGGATTCTATACACATTCAATAAAGGTTGGCTCTACACAGATTCCGGCGAAAACACCAGAGGGAATGTTTAAGGATGATTATATTCCAAATGACCTTGGTGCAGTAGTAAAGGCAATAGATGAATATTATAAGTAGTTATGTCTTACTGTCCAAATTGTAAAACACTTGTAGATACTGATAAGGAGTGGGAGAGAATAGATAACGACCATATAAGAATCAAGTATTACTGTGATAGGTGTGGTTGCTATCTTGAAGGAGAAGATGATATACAGAAAAGTAGAATACAAGACTGGGAAAAATAAACAAACAAGGAAAACTTATTACTGGCTTTTAAGCCAAATTACAAACAACTAAAACATTTAATTAAATGAAGACTTTAAATTCACGTCAGGTTGCAGTATTGAAGAGAACTGCACAGAACAATTATCCACTCAACCAGAAGCTTGCAAAGATTGCAAAGCAAATGCAGGAACTCGAAGATGAGAAGACTGTTATTGAGGTACAGATTAAGGGTTTTGAAATGGGCGTTATAGCACTTACCGGTGGTTATACTTCAAGCGACCTTATTGACAGGGTTGTTCTTCCTGCTGTTAATGAGGATGGCACCCAAAAGGTAGATAAAGATGGTCGCGCACTCACCGTAACAAAGTATGTTCCAAAGGCTGGTGTTCTTGTTGAGCAGGATGGTGGTAGCTATGTTATTGTAGAGCCCGAAGCTACTACAGAAGCACCGGCAGAAGGTGGAGAGCCTGCAAATGAGCCCGCAAATGGTGAAACCGTAGAAAATCAGGAGGACTAATTATGGCATTCTCAAGAGGACAGGAAAGTGTAGCAAACGGTGGTATTAAGAGATATGTTGGTGTTGGTCTTTTCAAGTGCCACGGTGTAAACTTGTCAAATAAGGAACTCAGCGAACTCTATGGTCATGAAATTGAGAGCGCAGAGAGAAGCTTTGTTACAGAGGTAGACCTCAATGGTGTAAAGACAAAGAGGGTTTCACTGAACTTCACCCTTTCTACAGAGATTGATGGAAAGCGTGAGTTCTTCAATGCAAGATATAGTCTGCTTGATGCAACAAGAGTTGGCTCAAATTCTGGAAAATCCCAGATTATGGACCAGTATGGTAGAACCGCTTGGATTACAGATGCAGAGTTTGATGCTCGCGCAATCCCTCAGTATGCAAGTGGTCCAGCCAACATAACCAACAATTATCGCAAGCTTTATACTGGCGAGGAATATCTTACCAGAAACAATGGTAAGGAGATTGGTTTCCTTGTAGCACTTCTTAACATTCCCAATGTTACCAAGTTTGTTGATGGAAAACCTGCTGGACTTGTAGATAATCCCGCAGATTCAGAGTGTAGGCTTGAAAATGTAAGCAAGCTGTTCGATGGTGATTTCAGTGAGATTCGTGAGATTCTTTCTTATCAGCCAGAGAATGAGCTCAAGCTTATGGTTGGTGTGAGGAAAGATGACCAGAATAGACTGTGGCAAGACTTCTTTATTGAGTTCCCGATGAGAGCATCTACAAGAAACTATAACAATCTTCACGATGCAATTGTTGATGCCAAGAATAATGGAAGATATCCAAACACAGACTTTGGAAATCTTGACGCTATTACAGACCTTGCAGAATATGTAGAGAACCCTACAACCATTACACCTACAGCAGGTGGTGCAGCTCCTGCAAATCCTTGGTTCAAGAAACCTCAAGCCTAACAAAAACAAATAAAGTTCATGCCTTTTAGTAAGGGTTTAAGTTCACATATTGATGAACTTTTCAAGAAAATACCACAAAGTGTAATATTACAAAGGTATCTTGGAATAGCCAATATACCATGTGTAATAAATGCACCATATAGAAAAGATGATAACCCATCATTAAGTCTATATATTTCAAAGCTTGGCAATATCAGGTTTAGGGATTTTGCCACGAATGAAACTGGTGGTATAATAGACCTGTTAATGAAAATCTGGAATACAGACTTTCAAGAAACAAAAAGAAGGGTTGTTCTTGATAATAGTAAAGTTGATTCAGAACTGCAAATCAAAACAAAAAGGCTTACCAAATCCAAGAAAATAGTCTCTTCATATAATATAGAGGTACAAACTCGTGAATGGAGAGACTATGACTTGGAATATTGGGAACTTTATGGAATATCTTTACCTTGGTTGAAGTTTGGTGATGTTTATCCTATATCAAGGATATTTTTTATAGATTCTAATGGTGGAAAAAGAGTTTATCCAGCAGAAAAATATGCG